GTCAATTGCTTTATTTATAGGGGTAACAGGGTGCCCTAGGGTATTTTGTACCAAAAAAGGAAAATTATTTTTTGATGGTTCTAGACAAAATACATGTTTAGGCTTTTGAGGTAAAATAACATGGGTAAAAATTCCAACACTAGCTCCTACATCTACTACTATATCCCCTTCTTTTACTTTATAAATAGTTTCGTATAAATTTGAAGTAGAAAATTCTTTTTTAAGGGTATCTACCATACTTTTATGTAAAAGCCCCCAATTAAAATCTTCTTTAATCATTAATCAGGTTCTTTTTCGAAGTGTGAGATATCTTGTACTTCTTGATCCTCTTCAATAATATCGAAATCAATACCTCCAAGAACAGCTCTCCAAGATTCGGCTTGACGTTCTTTGTATGCTTTGATTTCTTTATCAGAATCATTTATAAACCCATGAGGGGTCATAACAATTTTACCCCTGGTGGTGACTCCATTAATGTGGTTTTTATCAATTTGTAGGTTAGTACGCTTGGCAAATTCTACCTGCTTACCATCCTTAATTGCTTTAATTTTAGATGTGCCAGCAGACATTACATTACCAAATGTTACTACAAATGTTGAGTCAAACCACATAGCGTACCCACCTTTATTCATCAACTTAGGTTGACCCATAGGTGATTCAGGTTTAAGTGTCCACACTTTATTAATACATACAAGTGTATTAGTGTATGGGCTACTTTCTTTACGTGAAAGCACAATACGCTGATTTACGTTGTTACCAAATTGGGTTGACATAGCGCCTGCATTCCACTCATTATTGTTTTTGTTTGACTTGAGTGACATTTCACAGGGTACTGATCCAATTGAGTCCCAAAGGAACAATAAATCATAAGGTAGGTTACCTTTTTTCTGTTCGTCAATCAAATCTAAAATAAATGCAGCTACGTCTTCTATAGAATTAATAGTTTCTCTATCTACATAGATAAATTGACCATTATAATCTAGGACTTCCCCTGTTTCTTCATCAACTACCTCATTAACTTCTAATCCCATTTGTGTGGCATGATCCCAACTCCATTTCATCTCAGTGATAATAAAAACAGGAAGGATGCCTCTCTTTTGGGCAGAGACAGCCGCCTCAATTAAGGCGGTTGTCTTGCCCGTATCAGAGTGTCCTCTAAGGAGAACTATATGTCCAGCAGGTATGCCGGGGATTGAAGTTACATCTTGGAATGCTTGAGAAAGAGGAATCCATTGTTGAGGCTTAAACTTAGCGTTTGCGTTAAGCATTTTCTTTTCCTTGAATTTACCAAGGTCAAAGTTTGCTTTAAGCTCATTAGAGACAGCCTCTGTAAGTGATGCTTTCTTTCTAGGCATTAGTTAAATAGTTCGTCAAATTGATCTACTTTGCTCTGCTTATTTTGGGGAGTCTTTAGAGCATAGTTGTTTTGAGACTCCCCTTTATCAAAAGGGAGGTCGTCCCCTTTTCCATCATCGATGATATCTCCTTCTTGAGCAGCTTCCTCAGGTGCCAAGAATGTTTGGAGATTACTCTTCATATCTTCAAAAGAAAAACGCTTAAATACATCAAGCGGATTTGCTTGATCGTCAAGCCACTTTTGAATTTGGTCAGCATCACCAAGTGGGGTTTGCTTCGTCTTAACACGAACCGAAGACTTGTTGTAAGCGGTTCCTGTTACATCGGGACCTACAGTGTCAACTGTGATATCACGTCCCTGATGGATGTCAGTGTAGTCACCAATATCGTCATCATCAGCAAGTGAAAGAAATTCAAGGTAGGTGTTCTTACCAAACTGCCAAAGCTTAACGCCCTGCTCTTCTTCACCACGTACAATCACCGGGGCGAAGATACGCATTTTGGGGTCAAGCTTTTTAGCCAAACGCCAATTTTCCTTATCGCTGGTTGTGCGGAGTTGTTTAGCAAACTCAACGATTGGGTCCTTTTCACCGTAGTTAATAGGTGAAATCATAACACGTTCACCAATCCCGTAGTGGAAGTAAACTTCCGTAAATGGGTTAGCTTTGTTGTACTTGTTAGGAACAATACGTACGACTTGCTTACCAACACTAGGTTTCCAGAACAAGCTACGATCGCTTCCACCTCCCTTGTTATTTTGCTGCTGTAGGGAGTTCAGCTTACTGCGAATTGCGTTTAAATCCATAATATAACTTTTTAAAATGTAACTTTTATTAAATATAAGGATCCAAATTTAGGACCCCAAATTAAAGTTCAATGATCTTGTGGATCTTTGTCTTTAATTGTTTTAACTCATTGTGCTGGGTAAGCAAAATGGTGTTTCTATAGTGTTGCCAATTTACTTTATAGCGTATATCAACTACTCCCCCATTTAACAATTTAATTAACTCATTTAGAGCATTAATTGTATATAAAGTGTTTGATTCTTTTTTTCTATGTACTAATATAGTTTCGGGGAGAATCTCGTCAACACTGGATGGTTCTACATTGTAGGTGCAAACATATTCATTGCTGTTTTTTATAAACAACACAAAAATTTTCTTATATAAAATGTCGTAACTCGACGTAATTTCTAATACCGTCTTATCCAACTCCTCAAGCGTAGTAAAAGTACAAAACAATTTGTTGTTTGCCATAGTATGTTTTGTGATAAATATTACAAAACACTCAAAGAATCATAGTTAGTGCCTACTTCCATTTTCACATTAAACTTATAAGATTCAAATACATCTAGTATTTCCTCTATTACAGCTTTATCATCCTTACTTACATCTAACAAGAACGAATCATAAGTATAATGAATAATGTTTGTTTTACAATGTTTAAGTATACGGATTATCTCCTCTAATATAAGTACATTATAATACGTTTCCGTATTTTGAAGTATGTAATTAAATAGTTTCTGTTTTTTCATGTCTGTTTTAAAAACATATCCAGACTTACAGATAAACTCTTCTTTACTACTTATATCATCTATATATTTTTCTACCTTTTGGAAAAACTCTAGATCCTTATACTCTTTAAATACACCTCCGTACAATTGTTTAAAGGTTAACTCTTTAGCTTTTTTATACCCCACTCCGTACATGTTAGCAAATGCTTGGTGGATATCTTCCTCTTGAAATTCATATCCTACTAATTGTGCTGCCAACGTTGGGTGGTAAGCACTAATATCAATCTCTAACAAGAAATCATTATCGGGAATAAACGCTTCTCTGCAACCCGATTTTTTATCTAAAGCAGCATAATTGATTCCTCCAAATGAGTTTGAAGGTCTTGTAGTGGTTGTTTTTAGATTAAATTGCGAGTAGGTCCAATCACGCTCTACCCCAAAATGTTCCTCAAACAGTTTAGGATCTACTTTAAGTCCCATAGCCTCAATCCAATAAAACACGTGTGAGGCTCTATTGTTATAAAACTCAAAGTGTTGTGGTTTCTCCATAGAAAACACGTGTTTAACCGCGTCAAATATCGTTTCACAACGTTCGTAGTGCTTTACAATCGGAATTATACTGCCTATATCGGCAATGTGGGGGTATTTCCTATAGAAAAACTCGTGGCATGGGAAGCGGTCTGGGATATCCGTAGGCGAGATGAAGTAAATGTCGCTAAGCTGCTTTACTGGTAATATATGTAAAAATTCCTTCTTATCTCTTACGAATATTTCCTCAAAACTGTATAGCAGGTCATAAATTTCATCAATATCACACCTAGTAGCTTCACTATGTTGTAATACAACTATAAATCCTTTTTTATAGTTTATTTCTCGTATGTAAAATCCTTGGATACCACTACAAGAAGGGTGTTGATTTTCATTTGACCAAATAGGTTCAATGAATACTTTTTTAAAGTTTTTATCCCTAAGTTGTTGAAGTTGTTCTTTATTTTCTACAAGCCAAAACACTTAATTTAATATACGGACAAGGGCATTAGCGACCAAATCTGGGGTGATAGATTTTGAGCATTCAAAATGGCGGTCTGTGTTTTTATGATGGGGGCACCATTCCCAGTCTCCAGCATCCAGTTTATGGGTATTAAAACATCCACTACATACATTAGGGGAAGCTGTTATTCTTTCACAATCTTGGAATTCGGTATATTCATCACTAAACCCCGATATTAATACAGTAGGGGTATCTAATGCCCAGCTTACCCAAGATAGTCCACTACCTATTCCTATAAAGGCTTCAGCATTTAATATATCTGTAAATCTTTCTTGTAAAGGGAGATTACCTGTTTTATCTGTAATGTTTTGTAGTGTTCCCCCTAATTTAGAATCCTGCCACTCATCTCCCGATTTTTCTTGGGAAATCATTACTACTTTATAGCCAGCATTAGCTAACCAATCAACTATAGATTGCCATCCCCCTCTATAATTCCAATATGAAGCATGTTTAGTTCCATGGGGGGCTATAACAACATATTTTTCTTTTATATTACGTTTTTTACTTTTAACATATAATTTAGGTTTTATTTCTTTATATTGTAATCCTAAAATATCGCTAGCGGTTTTTTGGAGAGGTTGTGTTTTTACTTCTTTAACATTCTGGTCTAGGTTTAAAGTATTATCTTCATTATAAAACCACCCAATACGGTACATAGCATACAAATTATGTACTATGGTACTGGGTTCTACAAATTCTATTTTGGGGTAAAGGGAAGAAAACCAATCATTATGAAAAGTAGAACATACTATTTTACACTTGTGTAGTTTTCTAAATTCTTCTACATAGGGAAACCATGCTAATGTGTCTCCTAATGATTTTGAATCTAAATGAATATAAACTTTTTTATTAGTACAATCAAAGATATGTTCTTCTATTTTATTATTATTACTCCAAATTTCTACTCTCCATTTTATAAAATATTTAAAATTAGGGGAAGTCCACATATTATTATTAATAGTATCTTCCCAAATTAGTTCGTTTGTTTTATGGTTAAAAAATTTAACTAAATATGTTTTACTAAAGGAACCATTAATTTCTACTTTAGCACCTTCTATAAAAGAAGTAGATATTTTATTTGTATTTTTATGCATATAATTTTTATTGAAATTCCTTAACATTTGGTAACCTATACTAGCGGCATTTTCCCAAGTAAATGTATTTCTAATTTCTTTAGATTCATTTAAAGCTCTTTTTTTACATAAATCATAATTTTCATAAACATCCCTCATTACTTTAGCTAAGTCTATGAAGTCCGGTTCATAATAATTACCAAGAGATTGATTAAAATGGTTTCCCACAGCTTCAGAAACCGGTTTTTCTCCTGTTATTTTTACAGGAAAACCCTTATCTTGTGCAAATTCTAATTGCCCTGAGCAATTAGAGTATATTGAGGGAGTACCGCAGGCCATAGCCTCAATTAGGGGTAAGTTCCATCCCTCACTGCGGGCGCATGAAACAAATACATGTCCATTTTGTAAGAATGTTATGTAATCTTCCCTAGAGGGGAAATGTTTTACTTTTATTCTAGAATCTTGCAGATTGTACTTAAATAACCTCTCTTCAGTTGTAGATAAACCATCATTAGAATAGGGATTATCTACAGATATAATTAAATCTACGGGTTCATCAGAAGAAAACTCCTTTAAAAAAGTTTCTATAATTTCTTGTGTAGATTTTCTGTAATCCCATCTGCCAAATAATAAAAACTT